ATGATCTTTGACTTCATCAGTGGTGAGGCCAGTACGCAGGAGGGCGGCGAGAAGTTCGCCAAGTGGCTGGCAGAAGATGCGGACCTGACCCAAAAAGAAAAGAAGTCCGTTGCGGAAAAGATCAAGGACTTCTTTACAAAGCGGTTGGACAGCACCCCGGAACACACGGTGCGTGACGAGTACGCCCAGGAGGTACTGGACACGCTGCGGGGTATGGCGATCACTCTGTCCGATGAGCAAAAGGCGGAGACGGCTTACCACCATGATCGGTACGGGAATGACCTGCTATTTTTGTATTTTGTATCAAAAAGTATTGCAATAAGTGTTGTAACGCCAAAAGTTTTCTGTTTTCTCTTGCTTATTGTGTAAGCGAAAATTTGGCTTAACTAAGCCGAAAATTAAAAGTAAAACAAAAAAGGACAGCCGAAAAGCTGTCCTTTTGGTCGAGGTGAGTCGGGTAAATCCGAACAATTATTTAATTCATCAAAAGTTATGGTTTCTGTATGTTCTTTGTAATTAAAGAAGAATTTGATATGGTCATCATAAATAATTATGCTGTTTACAAACAAATCAACAAGCTTTTGTCTTTGCTCACTTTTTGAAATATCTAATTTTTTCAATTGGTCAAACCAAAATTTGAATTGCTTTTTAGTAAGCATTGGATTTTCTATTGACTCTTTTGAAATGGACATTTCAATATCATTTTTGCGTTGTTCTAAATCAAGCAATCTTTCTCTTGTCGATTTTGTGCTGATACCTTGCTCAATCGCATCTACAATATTTTTTATACCTTTTTCTGTTTGAGCGAGCTGTTTTCTTAAAAGAGGTAACTGTTCATTTTCTTTGTGTTGAGCATCGTATGCTAAATCAATAAGAGTGTTGATTAAATCTTCATCATTCAGAAATTCCCGTATATATTTAATTGTCATATTCTCAATCAAATCTTTTCTGATTGATTTCATATCGCAGCCTTGATGCTTTTTGTGATTAACACATTTATAGTAACGATATTTTTTACCTTGAGCATTTGTCCCGCTTTCACCAACCATAAAGGATTTGCATTTACCGCAAAATAATTTAGTAGTTAAGATATAGTCATCATCAGCCTTATGGCTTGAGGGTGCTTTTTTCGTTTTAGTAAGTCGGTCCTGTACTTTTTCAAAAAGTGATGTAGAGACAATAGCAGGTATTCCGTCTTTGATGGTAATATCCTGAAAAGTATATTCACCAAGATATTTTCTGTTAGTTAACATTCGAGAAATAACATCAATAGAAAGCTTACCACCTCTGCTGTTTTTTACACCTTTCATATTCAGCTCATCACGGAGCTGTTTCATTGTCATGCCGTCTGCATAATGCTCAAAACACTCAACAACAAATGGTGCAACACTCGAATCAATTTGAAAATGCTTGCTTTCATCTATATAATAACCAAGTGGGACACTTCCACCATTATACTTACATTTCAAAGCATTTTCTTTCATTCCACGACTTACTTTTTCGGCAAGCTCCGCAGAGTAATATTCAGCCATACCTTCAAGCACAGATTCAAGAATGATACCTTCTGCACCACTGCTTATTGCTTCAGTTGCAGATACAACTTTAACACCGTTCTTTTTGAGTATGTTTTTATAATGAGCAGAATCATAACGATTACGGGCAAAACGGTCTAATTTCCAAACAATGATAACATCAAATTCACCTTTCGCACTATCCTTAATCATTTTCTGAAACGAAGGACGATTATCAGTTTTAGCAGAAAAAGCACGGTCGATATATTCACCGACTATTTGAATATCGTTATGCTGTGCAAAAGCAGTACATTCTCTCAACTGACCGTCAATAGACTCTTCTCGCTGATTTTCGCTTGAATATCTTGCATAAATTACACCGTTCATATCATCACCTCACCCGCATTGTAACGCTCATTAAAACTTTTTGCAACTAATATTTATTAAAAAATATTATATGAATTTTATTACAATTCCTATAAAGACTTCACCGATAAATTATCTATTTCATTTTCCATACATTCTTTATCATGCATTATTTTCCATTTATCAATCCAATATTGTTTTGTTTTATATAATTTGTTTCCTTTAATTGATAAAATCAATTCTATAATAACTAATAATATCGGGCTGATTACAGCTATCCAAAAATCAAAATTTATTTTAGAAGTCATATTTAAAAATCTTACTACAAACAATATGTAACAAGAAATTGATAGTATCAAACAATCATAGTTAATATTACTTCTCAAAGCCTTTGTAATATTATTATTAATTGAGATGTTTAATTTATGGTTTCTTGTTTCCCAATTATAGTTCTTGTTTTTAGGTTCAATAAATACAGCAATATATGCAGAGATTTTGACCATTGCCGATCTGTAATAAATTACTCTTAATGATACTGGTATTATAACACAAAAAGGTAAAAGGAAAAGATAAGCATTGTTTTGGGAAAATGCAAAAGCTAAAATAGCAACGGTGGTTGTAATTGCAAACATAATCAATTTATTATGCAATTCAATTTTTTGCAATACCTCTGCTCTTAAAGTATTATATTCTTCATTCATAAAATGCCTCCAAATAAGTATATTTTAATATGATATAATTCCGGATATTGTAATTATCAAAACAATTTTAATATTATTTTTACTTGTCCGAATTTTGTATTAAACTTAGCTATAACAATTATTATTGAAACATCTCATATCACTAAAAACAAGTGCTATGAGATTTTTTTATATACAGCTATGCTTATTTTTTTTGATTCCTAATATGCATAAAAATACACCTATGATTCCTAAAGGCAAATAAAAGCAACATAAATTCGTGTATGTTACTTGATTTATTACATATAGCGGGAAAATAGTATAACGACCACCTAAAATTAAACTACTTATTATATAAAGCAAATCAATCATAATTACAATTGTCAATGATTTAGTATAAAAGAGAAGAAAATATGAAAGACCAAATAGAAAAATTGAAATAAGGAAAATTGAAATAAAAATCGGTAGTGCTGTATTAATCACACAGCAGGTAATCACTGCAATGATTGACATATTAAAAAATGCATATATTAAAAGTAATAAAAAATCATTTATTTTAATTTTATTATAACTTATATAAAGTATTTCTGAACCGATTTCGCCTACATAATCTTTCATTGAAAAAATACTCCAGCATATAGAAGAAATAGGTAGTATCATAAAACAATATTGTTGTATGTCAACAAGAAATTCTTCACTTACTCCATTAGTTTTGTAACTGTTAATTAACAGTATAGGCAATATAACATCCATTAGTAATATGGGAATGAAGAACAAAAATCTTAGGTTTTTCAGATTAAGAATACTTCTTTGTATTGATAATATTAAATGTTTTTTATTGCACATATATATCCATCCTCAATATTCGGTGAATCTTGTATATATTTTAATTTGAGATTTGATAACACCCTTGCACATTTTTGTCCGTTTAATTCAAGATGTTTTTCAATTTGACAGTTATTAGGTAAATTTAATACATCATTTTCCGGAACAATATAAACTTTCGATTTGGCTATATTTCTTATATCAGAACTGCTTCCACTTGTGATTAATTTGCCTTTGTTCATGATAACTATAGTATCACAGATTGCTTCAATATCTTCAACAATATGTGTTGAGATAATAACAATAGTGTTTTTTGATATTTCGGAAACGATATTTTTAAATCTTAACCTTTCTTCTGGATCAAGACCAGCAGTTGGTTCATCAAATATAATAATTTTAGGATTTCCAAGCAGAGACTGAGCAATGCCTAATCGTCTTATCATCCCTCCCGAAAGAGATGACACTTTAGAATTCAATTTATCTGTTAAATTAACTGTCTTAATCACTCGTTTAATTTCTGCTGTACTATTATTCAAGTCAATATTTTTTAAATTAGCCATCATAAGCATCATATCTTTGACACTTAAATCCTTATACATTCCAAATAACTGTGGAAGATATCCAATATATTCAAGATATTTTCTATCTTTATTAATATCATTTTCGTTATAAAAAATAATATCATTGTCGACTGGATATAATTTTGATATACACCTTAGTAATGTTGTTTTACCTGCTCCATTAGGACCAAGTAGCCCGTAAACACCATTTTTAAATTCAAAACTAAAATTATCTATTGCTTTTACCTTTTTGAAATTTTTAGTTAACCCGTTGATTTTAAGCATATTATTTTACCTCCAACAAATCTTCAAGAAATTCTTCTATTGTTCGTTTATCATTTGAATCAAATAAATAATGATTACATTTTTCATAAAATTCATTTTTATCATGTTCTTTTAGATTTTCTTCAAATAAGGCAGTAAAACAAAAATATTTTTTTGTTTCCTGATAGGATTCATTATCATTTTCAAATGCATCTATGCAATAATATAATTCAAGTTTATCTTTATTTATTAAACTTTCTATATAATCATTTTGAATATCAACTATCCATCTTGAAATCATGTAATTATTATTACTATATACTGTTTCAAATTTACCTTGATTTAAACTTGGTAGAATAATAATAGTTTTTATTTTATTATTATCAATATTTGAGGCTTTGAATTTGTTGATATAATTTTCAATACTGTTTTTATTCATTTCTTTAATATCTAAATATGGATAAATTATTTTAATGTCATTGACTAGAATACTTTTATATAAGCCACTGACTAATGAAAGTGATTCTGCATTACCAGAAAAATGATTTTTTTCACTTTCATTAAGATTCGAATAAAATTGTTTCATTGATGATACATTAACGTTAAAATTTATATTCTTATCAGAGTGATTAGGAACAAAACTTTGATAGTTTAAATCGTAAACCTCCTGATATCCTGCCATAGGATAAAATGGAAGAAATCCCGGTAAAATTGTTCCCTGAATATTACTGTAATATCTTGAGGAGTATCCATCATAATTTATAGTTATTGTATCAATTTCATAGTTTTGGGTGTTATTGATTTCAAAATAATCTAAATTTCTGTTGAAGTTAACATCTTTGTCATTTATTTTAATATTCTTAATATTATATCCGTGATATAAAGTGAATTTATATTTTTCTAAATTTTTATTATCTACTTTAATTACAACTTTTGCTTTTAACATAGAATTTGTTGAAATATCCATTGTTAAATCAGTCATATTAAAATTGTTTTTTTCTATCATTATTTCATCTTCATGTTTAGTGTAATATTCATAATCTGCATTTGGACCATTTACATTTCTTTGATCCATAATTACTTTTGAAGATGGTGTATAATAGACTGTAATACATATTATTGAAAGAATTATGCAAGTAATTGCTTTGATTTTTCTTTTATTTATCTGATGGAGAGAAAAGATAATTCCAAATGCAAAAATAAATATCCAAAAGAGAATTACTGCAAATCGATAAGGCAAAACCGAATATCCAAATGCTGTATTAGGTGTCCAATTTGTAGATGGTGTTGTTAATTCAAATAATCCAGTTATTTTAAATATATCTATATTTGTTGTTGTATATAGTGCAAGCCATAATATATCAAGAATTCTGCTTGTCATAATAGTAATAAAAATCATTAATAAATATGCTGGAATTTTTTTCATCTTAAGAGCTGAAAATGAACCTATAAAAATGCCTGCAATACAAATTAAAAATATATTTAGCAGGATGGAAACAATAATATACAATAAATATTGTAATGTTAAAGATCCTTCTGAAATTGCAAAAAATACATTTATTAAAATTAACACTAAGGTTTGAACTGATGCAACAGCACATAATAAAGAAATTTTACTTTTAATAATACTTTTAGTACCTTTAGGTGTGGTGTCTACACATTCTATAAGTGAATTCGATTTTAATTTATAGATGTATTCATAAGATAAAAACATAAAAGCTATTAAGTATATTACGGAAAATTTAAATAAAATTAATTGTAAATCAATTGCGGTAGCTTCATGTATTACGCACCAAATAGTTAAAATTATAGGCGGTGCAGCAAGAATTAAAGTTGTCAATATTTTTAATATTTTATCTTGAAAAAGTATCTTTTGTGCGAATTTCATCAAATTATTTTTCATTTTATATTATATTCCTCTCTTAGTGCTTACAGGCGTTAAGCCTGTAAGCACTTTATCAATTAGGCAACAGAAGTTATAGTTCCGCTTGCGATGCATCCATATGCATTTCCACCTTTAGGATTAAGTACTAATTCCCAACTACAACTGGAATTATATTTGGTAGTAGTGTTGTTTGAAAAAGATTTACCTTTTGCCAAATCGTGAGAAACATCGGTAGACCAAATTCCACCGTGATTTTTTTTAGCAAGGAAGTAGACGTTTCCGGCTGACAAAGAACTATTACTTCCGGAATATTTACATTGTTTTCCAGTAATTACGCCACTATAAGCTATTTTATCTGATGTTTTTAAAGAAGCAGACTTAGAAGCCGCACTTGCCGTAATAGAAAAGCAGGATACTATTGTTAATACTGCTAAAAACAGTGTTAATGGTTTTGTTAATTTTTTCATTTTATTCATATTTGAATTCTCCTTTAATAAATATATTATTGTTAACTTTTTTATTATTGATATTTTTAAATATTTATGGTGGGAAATACTTTGTATATTCACATAATTTAGAGAATACAGAGCGGCAATGAAAGGTGAAAGCTGGAAGTTCGCACTAATGGCTATGATTGACCAGACAATGAAATATTGCAGGACAAAAGACGAATTTAGAAAATATATGAAACGATACGGATATGATGTCAAATGGCAGGATAACTACAAGTACATTACCTATACTTGTCCGAACAACATGAAATGCCGTGACATCAGATTACACGAAGAGAAATACAGAAAGGAGAACATGGAGCTTGAGTTTGAATTACGAGGAGCTCAAACGAAGGAACGATACGAATATCAACAAGCTGCAGAATGCACCGAGTATAACGATAATAGATCAGGAACTGTGGCAGACACTGATAGACTTGAACAAAGACCAAACGACATTGCTGGAGGATACAGCAGATATACAGACAGTGAAAACCTGTACAGAGAATTCAAAGAAAGCAGTGAAAACGGAACTGATAAATCAAACGAATTCTCTGAAAGCGAAGATAGAGGATTTAGAGAAACAGGTTGGGAATCTGAACGAGAGTATCTCTTCAGTGGAGAAGCGATTGAAGAAGACGGACAATATATCGGAAGAACTGAAACAGAAATGGTTACCACTACTGATTGGAGTACCGACAGCAGTACAAATCCTATCCTGGACAGTTTATATACTCTGGCAAGTGCTGCAAAAATAATACAAAAACCAACAACAAAAACGCCAAGACAAGCAAAAAACAAAAAGAAAGGTCTTGGGCAAAGAGAAGATGACCACAGCGGAGATTATCAGAATAACAATGAACTCTACTATGGACCATCTATGTAACAAAACAAAAGTCACGGTGATTATTCGCCGGGCAGAAAGGATATTATGATAACTGAAAATATGAATACAGGAAATAAAACGAGATAGGAGTAATATAGAAAACTAATAAAAGAACTGTTGTCTTATGGCAACAAACAAAGATAAAATCTATGAAGAATTAAATCTATCAAAGGAAGATTTACAATCATTAGTAAGATGCTTTCTACCAGATATCCAAGCGTACTTCAAATCAGAAGAAGGCATAAAAGCTTATGAAGATTGGGAGAAAGAAAATCCATAAACGAATATTCAGCGAGGGCTTAGTCCTCGCTGTTACTAGTTATTGCATTAGTAAGTTTATCAACAGTTTCTTTACTTTTTTCTTCTGAACTTAATTTAATTTTTGATATTATTTCATCTCTGTCCAGTTTCAATTTATCCAAACAAAAACTATGGCTAATCTCAAAACTCTTAAATACATCATCCCATGTAAGTGCATAAATCTCGTAATTCTCTGTAATATTGACTAATCCAAGCTTGCCTCGATCTTTGAATGTGTCATATTTTGCTTTTACATCATCATCGACTTCCTTACAAACAGCAATAAACTTCCATCTTCTGTGTATGCCATTGAATGGAGAATTACGACGCACATAATCCATATAGTCCTCAATTTGTCTCAATACAGTCTTGGTCAATGGGACTTTAGGTGCTTTTAATTCAACAACAATATTTTCTTCAATTGCAGTTTCATGTGAATTTTCTGTTTTGCGAGAACCACATAAAAATATATCCATTCGTCTATTTAATTCTTGATCCGAATCCAATTTTGAATCAGGTTTGCTTGCTCCATAGAGTATATTTAAGTATCCCTCAAGAGCTCGTGTCATGGTTTTATCTGCACTTGCAAGGTTATATTTTTCTCCAAAAAGCCAGTAGTTTTGCTCAACGATTTTTTGAATATGATCACGCTCATTTGTGAATTTATCTAAATCATATATCAATGTTTTTAATGTTTCAATTATTCTGTATCGGTTTTCAATAAAACTGATTGTTTCAATAATATTTTCTAATTGTGTTTTGTTAAGTATACTTGCAAATTGTTTGCGCTGTTCTGTTGATAAATTAACAATTTGATTTATTATGTCAAGTACACTTTCTCTTTCTTCCGATGACAATAACAAATTTAAAAATGCTAGTAATGATTTTTCCTGAACTTCTTTGAGTTTATAAAAGATTCTTGGCTCAGCACAGTATAATGCTTTTGTTACAGTTTTCAAATCATTTTTTCTATATTGACCGTAAATATCACTTGAAAACACCGGAAATGTTTTTCTTTCATCAATCATTTTTTCAATTTCGGTATCAGCTTTTCCGGACATATAGATATCAATTTTTCTTGAAATCAAATCTAAAACAATTTTATTGAGTTCTTTGATTATTCCTTGTCCATCATCTGGTCCACCAAATGTCATTTGAGGTGAATCAATTTTTTCAACATCTAATTTATTAAAGAAGTTAGATTTGATAAATACGCTATGATTAAAATCAATAGTATTTCTGTTATATGTTGTTGTGTTTTTTCCTTTAATTGAATTATTATCATCTAAATAATAACAACAGAATTTTTCTTTAATTTTAGCATTCCAAACAATTAGATTAATTTTAAAATCATGTCCAAAAATATTTACATTAATTTCTTCACTTAAATTTGTATTAATGTATGAAGAATAATCTAATACTTGACCATTAACATGTAAACTTGTATTTTTATTTAAGTAAAGATACCATGCAAATTCAGTCAACAAATAATTTGTAAACTCTTCTGATTGCAAATCATTTAAATCAAAACCAAAAACATTCAATAATGTAGCAATTGTACCTGTACCTTTAATAGTAGGTTGTGGTTCACTACAATCAATAAACTCTTTGCTTGAATCAGATAAACTTAACTCATATTCATAATTTGTTTGAGTTTCAGTATCAGAATAAACAGTTTTCCACAGAACATCAGAAGCACAACACATAAAAGAAAAACGTCCCTTTCCTTTATTTGCTTTAGATTTTGCTTTAAGTGATAAAGAATTTTTTTGTGATGCTAGAAAAGTTCCAAATGTATTGTCAAGATTATTGAAATTAATTCCATCACCATTATCTGCAATAGATATAATATCACCACCATCTAACTGGTTGTGTTTCCATTCTAATTCAACATTCTTAGCATTTGCTTCAAAACCATTCCAAATGTATTCACAAATAGCCTCTTTATAATCTTTAGTTATGCCAGAGGTCTCAATGCTTTGGTTTTTTACACTTAATGGAATCCTTCTCATTCTTCATTCTCCTTATAGGTCATAACTTCATTATAGATTACATTATTATATGTGTCAAACAAAAAGTTAATATTCATCAAATTTGGGCCTATTTATAAACAAAAAATCCGAACACACCATCTTTGATGATGAAGTTCGGATTTTTCTTGTTTGGTCGGAGTGACAAGAATATAGGCATAAAATTTGGCTTAGCAGCGGGCTTTTTGCCAATCTGTACTGCAACAGTACTGCAACGCCGTTACTGCTGCAAGAACTGCTCGATCGCCTGCTTGATAATCTGTGCCTGTGCAATACCATCGTCAGCGCATTTCTCACGAAAAGCGGAAGCCATTTCCTTGGGGACACGCACGGAAATAGTATCATACACCTTTTGGTTATATCTTGCTTTCACCTGTGTGGATGTTCTGGTCTTTCTTTTCGCTTCACTCATGACACAGCCTCCATACCTTACGGATCACATTGCACAAGATCACAAGCGCACAGCCGCCAATGGCTACCCGCAGTGGAATACTCATTCCGGCACTGACAGACACCACCAAAAGCACGCACAAAATGGTCATCCAAAAACTATTCTTTTCCACTTGAAAAACTCCTTTCTTTACGATATAATAAATATGCCGATCCCCGCAAGGGGGAGGGGCTTTCGCCCCTCTTTGGTGCCTACCACCATTTGATTGCCGCTATCAAGGCCGCAATCGCAGCGATTGTCTGGATAACAAGTTCTGCGATTTCAAATGCGGTAGGCTTTTTGTTTGGCTTCATATTCTCACCCCCTTTCATTGACTTAATTATACCATACTGCTTGCAGTATGTCAAGTGTTTTTTTGATGATTTTGAAATATTTTTCTATTTTTTTATTTATGTGTAAAAGAGAAGTGCCCCCCCAAGGGAGCACTTCTCTTTTCTTATCCTCGGGCAGTATTTTTCTGCGGAGCATTCGGGGTAAGCTGCTGCATATAGGCGTCTGCCGCCTCTGTGTACTTATTTTCATAATCTGAAAATACATCGCAGTAGGTGTTTAGGGTGGTCTCAATATTGGCGTGACCAAGGCGCTTCTGGAGCACCTTAACAGGCATACCGCTCTCAATGCAGCGGGTGGCGTATGTATGCCGCAGGCTATGGAGAGACACCACGCCGGGCACGGCAGAATCCAGCATATTGTATTTTTTCAAGATACGCTGAAATTGTAAGTTGACCTGGCTGGTGGTCAGTACCTTGTGCCCTTTGAAGTCGTAGAACAGCAGATCCAGGCGGTTTGGTTGCCACTGCTCCATATATTCGGACAGAATACGGTATGGGGCGTCCGTCAGGCTCAAGAGCCGCTGCCCGGCGTAGGTCTTAGTCTTGGTGCCTATGACGGCGTGGTCCGTCTGGTCCTTGGTCACCGTGCGCCGCACATTCACGGTGCGGAATGTCAAATTGACATCGTGCACATCCAAAGCGTTGATCTCGCCCATACGCATTCCTGTGCAGAGCATTAACATCATCTGCTCCCAGTAGCGGCAGCCACGCTCTTGGTCGTTCATGATCTGCACAAACCTGGTCTGCTCCTCTACGGTCAACGCACGCACCTTGCGGGTGGCTTTGCTGCTCTTTGGCTTTTTCGTTCCTCGCATAGGATCCTTGCGGATCAGGTCGTTATCAAGAGCTGTGCGAAAGCAGCGGGCCAGCAGGGCGTAGTCCTTGGCGATCACTGAATTAGAACAGCTGGTGATCTCTATTAGGTATTGGGTCACCTGCGGTGGCCGCACAGCTTGCAGAGGGCGGTCGCCTATGGAGCTGGCGGCGATCCGCTTACAGCTGGCCAGTTTACGCAGGTAGGTGTTGTCCCCTATCTGGTTTAGCGCCCGGTCTGTCTCGACAAGTGATAAGATATACTGGGCAACGGTGATCTTGTCCGGCTCTATTACAGAGCCGGTGGCAAGTTCATTTTTCAGAGCGTCCAGCTTTGCCCGCACATCTGCCTGCCGCTTACCGTATATCGTCTTTCTTTTCGGCTTGCCGTTGGCGTCCACGCCTATAGTCAACTGGGCAGCCCATAAGCCCTTGCTTTCCATCTTATAGATGGTTCCGTCACCGTTTCCTCTTTTTCTTGGCATTGTACACACTTCTCCTTTGCATATAGCAGCGGGCAGCACCTAAAAAAGGGCGCAAAAATCCCCTGCTTGATTTATGAGCAGGGGTGTGGTACAATAACCAGTGTTGGGTGGGTTATGTGTACGCACATCTCCTGCTTATCGGCTCTACCCTGTTGGCGCAGGGTAGGGCTTTTTTTATTTATTCATTATAGTTCATAAGGCCAATAAAGCAGCCCAGCGTTGAGTGGCAGTCGGCCAGCGCTCTGTGGGCGGTCTCATCCTGGCAATCAAAGTAGTTAGCCACCGTGCCCAGCTTATAATCGGGCAGGAACGGTAACTCCCGCTTAGCACATTGCATTGTGTCGAATGAGGAAAAAGCCGTGTCGCCATCGCAGTATAGATTAGCGTTGCGCACAAGGAAACCCACATCAAAGGACACATTGTGACCCACAAGAGGTAGATCACCGATGAAGTCCAGCACATCAGGCATTATATCAGAAGCAGCGGGCGCTTCTTTCAACATTTCGTTGGTGATCCCGGTAATCTTGGTGATCCGGGCAGATACCGGCTTGTTGGGCCGGACAAGTTGCTGGTAGCTATCTACCACATCGGTGCCGCACACCTTTAACATGCCGACCTCTATGATCTCATTTTGAATAGGCGAAAAGCCGGTGGTCTCAAAGTCAATGACTACAAACTCCTCTGGAAACTTTCGCAGCCGGGAGCCGCGCCGATAAAAACATTTTTCTTCCGGCTCGTCATCATCGTCTGCCGAGTCAGGCTCCGGGTCGCTCATCTCGACGACCGGCAGTGTAACTGTAACAGGCTCCGTATCAATATGCACGGATATGTTCGGTATATTTTCCAGTTCGGGGTCCGTGTGTTCTGCCTCGTCAGCATACCTTGGATTGACCCACTGTGCCACAGGCTCCACCTCTTTTTGGGCAGCGGGCGGTATAGATTCCGCTTTTGCCACCGGCTCAGGCGGAACAGCAGCGGGCTGTTCGGCAACGGACTTTTCTCTGTCCGCTTCCGGTTGTTGTGCGGCGGGTGGCTCTGCGACCGGAGGGGCAGGCGGAACAACTGCCTGTTGTACTGGCTGTGGTGCAGCGGGCTGCTGCACCGTAGGCGGCATGTAGTATGTACCCTGTTGCTCATGCTGGGCGGTTTCCTGCTCATCTGCGGGGATCAGTTTTAGCACCTTGGTAAGAATAATGTAATAAATCACCAACAGCGCAACAGACACAATCAGGAACGGCGGAAAAGCTGCACAGGCAAGCAGTGTTGCCACCACCAACGGCGGCAGTGCGTACAGTAAAATCTTGTATGACTTTTTCACGCCTTATCCTCCAGGTTGCGGTTGATATTCGCAAGCAACTTAATGATGATCCAGTTCTGATTGAATATCGCTTCCTGCATGGAGTTGATATTCAACAGCACCGGGCTATAGTCATTGGACAGCACGCTGCCAACAGTAATGGCCGCATTTCCCTTAAAAGTCTCTATAATCCGGTTGAGTTCGTGTTCTGGAATATCGTCGGCGTACTCCTCCAGGTGGTACTTTTCGATGAATTCGTCACGCTTAGCCTTGGCAGCCTCTTGTTTCTTTCTCTCCTTTTCTTCTGCTGATGTAAACAGACCCATTTCTTTTTTTCCTCCTATTAAGTTATTACATCTATAATCACGGCACGCTGTGAATTATGACATTCCACATTCAAAGTAAAATTCAAGTGCCTTATGGATGAACTCTTCCGTCACATTGAAATGCTCGGCCAGCTCGTAAGGCTCCAGCCCCTGGCGCAGCTGCGCCTCCAACTCGGCCTTGGGGATCAACTTCTTTACCGCCCACTTATCTGCCCGGCGTTCGTGCTTACTACGCCGGTCAAGCGGGGCATATAGATTGTAGAACGACCCGGTTATGCAGTGCCCGGCTTCGTGGGCCAGGCGGCAGCGGGCCTCTGCGGTGCTTTCCAGGCTCTGCTCGTCCAATGCTATGTAATAATCATCGCCGATATTGGCGGACGCAGACTTGGCAGCGGGCATACTGCCCAGATATACCTCTATGTTGTTGCGCTCGATCTCATCGAACAGGGACTCAGTTGTTTTCATTCTCTCTCTTTCTCTTATCTTTAATGAATTCTACAAATCCTTTAACTTCCTGCCACATCTCGTCGGTAACCTCTCCGTCACCACCGAATAGTGCCACTTTGGCGATTTCCTCCGGACTTTGTTGGTCCGGGGGATTTTTTATGTCCGTATTTCCCAAAAGGTAGTCCACCGACACGCCAAAGTGTTCGGCTATAGCGGTTAAAGCGTCAGCTGACGGTATGCTACCATAGCGCCACCGGCCAACAGTCGCTTTGGAATAACCAAGTGACTGCCCAACGCCGGTCGTAGTGCCGCCCTCTTCTTTGCAGAGTGCAGTAAATCTCTCGAAAAAATCCACAATTTTGCCTCACTTTTTTTGTGCATAATCACGAAAGTACGCAAATGTAGACTTTTAGTGTTGACAAGTACACTCTAGCAGCCTATAATGGCAACTGTAGTCAACAAATGCGGACTCGCGCTGTTATCTTAGGTCTCAGAACAGCCTCATTATAGCACGCTTGTACGCATTTGTAAACTACAAAATGCAAAAAAGTGTGCATTTGTGCACAAAAGCACAGAAAAGGAGGTAACACAATGGACGAGTGGATCGCTGAGGCTATCGGAAAAATGCACATCAACAAGATCACACAAGTTGAGCTCGCGCAGTATATGGGTTACACGCGCAGCTACATCAGCTCAATACTGATTGGCCGACGCAAACCGCCCCAGGCAAAAGAGCGGATCCTCGGCGCAATCAACGAGATCATCGCCGAGCGCAACAACTAAATACGCGGCCAGCCTTTTGGGCGGCGGCAGAGATACGCAGGCAGCGGGACCTTTTTTCATTTCTTCTATTTCTTCTTTTCTTTTTTGTCAAATTACCCCCTATGTTCCTGCTTCCGGTGCCCGCCCCACCCAACATCACACATTTATCGCCAACGGCATTTTTGCCGTGCAGCGGGCAGCTTGCGGCTCTGCCGCTTGCCCAAAGGGCTGGCCGAATAATCGAAAGGAGAAATAATAATGAAAGTACCCATCAACAAGGACAGCCCCTTGGCAATGGACGACTTTGACGCCGCTGTGCAGCAGCGTATGGAGCGCCTGCAAAGCTACATCGACCTGATCCGCACCGCCGAAGCTGTAGAGGAAGAGGTCAAGGCCAAGGGTGCAAAACTGTATCTTGGTCCGGAAGATGTGGCGGCATACCTGAATTGCAGCATACCGACAGCAAGGCAGTATATGCACCGTCCGGGCTTTCCTCTCATTCAGCTGGGAGAGAACGGCACCAAGTTGGCTGTGTTCGCCCCGGCGTTCCACGCCTATAATGCAGGCAAATATTGATTTTGCAGTCAACTGCAAAGGAGAATAACAATGGATAATGAGAAGTTGAAAGAGATACTGGAACGCCACCGTAAGTGGTTGAACGATGAGGACGGCGGCGAGAGAGCCGACCTGCGTGAAGCCAACCTGCGTGGAGCCAACCTGCGTGGAGCCAACCTGTGTGAAGCC